AAATCGGCTCCTTTAGGAGCCCTTTAATTCATTCAATGGGATTACTGTTACCGATAAATGAATTAATTGTACCACAGCCCTTGGCTGTGTGTACCATTTTAAATCTTCATCGGTGTAAATATTCATCGGTGTAGGATTATGTAACAGGGGTGTTTACGCTGAACTGTTGATTATATTTTATCGCCGAATAATATAGCCTAAACAGACGAATAAAATGGAGAAAGTCAAAGAAACATTGAATTCAGCCGTTGAAAGAACGCGAGAATTAGGAAATAGAATAGGAGAAACAATAAGCAACACAGCTAATAATGTTGGAAACAATGTAGGCGATTTAGTATCTAATACTCGTGAAAAGTTACAAGACACATACAACAATGTTTCGTCGTCTGTGTTTCCCAACCGAGAATCTGCTGTTGAAAGTACGTCGAGTGGAATTATTGCATTCTTTTCATCCAACACAATAGTTGCAAAGATAGCCTTTATTTTTTTTATAATTATTATGTTTTTAATATTGATGAAAATCGGCATTATGTTGATTGGATATTTTACAGGGAAACCATCAGACCCATATATTGTAAAGGGGAATTTGTCGGGTACGACGAATGTAAAAGTATCAAGAAATCCGGAACTTCAATCGAGTGTTGTTTTGCCTCGTTCTAATAATGAAAAGGATGGTGCTGAATTTACATGGTCAGTGTGGTTAAATGTAAATTCTTTGATGAATGAACAGTTGAATGACGGTGGAAATACTTATTATAATCACGTTTTCAATGTGGGTAATGCAATTTCTGATACAAAAACAGGGATAATGACAATTAATAACGCCCCGGGTGTTTATTTAACAGAGTACAAGAATTCTGATTACAATCCGAATGGAAATGGATATGGGTTACAGATGCATATTATCATGGATACAGAACCGATAGAAGAGGAAAAAGGAACAAAGACGTTAAATAAGACACTCGACATTACAGAATTGCCATTTAATAATTGGTTTCATGTAGCTATACGTTTAAAAAATACAGTGATGGATGTTTATATTAATGGGACGATTGCTGGTCGTATTCATTTCAAAACCGTTCCAAAACAGAACTATTACGATATAAATGTTTGTAACAACAGTGGGTTTAGTGGAAATCTTTCGGATTTGCGATATTATTCCAGAGCATTAAACGTTTTTGATATAAACAGTATTGTTTTAGCAGGACCGAATTTGTCTTCGGCTGTAGTTTCCGGGAATAACACGGGTTCAAACGCCCTGTTGAATGATTACGGATATATTTCAAACACGTGGTATATGAATAAATTATAAAATTACAATATAAACCCTGTAATGAAAGTTGTTGGTTTACTTCGTTGGTGTTATCCAACCATTGTGTATGTTATTATATCAGTTACCTTTTTGCTGTGTATAATATATCAAAACAGGTATTACCCGAATGTTTACTGTGTAGGTGAAAATTGTGGATTAACTAATTGGACTGGAATCTATCTAATCAAGGTAGTTTTCATTTTGTTTTGGGCATGGGTTTTAAATATTTTATGTGCAAACAATCATGAACTTATTGCCTGGATTCTGGTTGTTGTACCACCTGTAATATACATATGGCTGTTGTTATCGTTTATTTACACACCAGCTACTTCTTGAACGCCGACTTTTTTACATATTTTGACAAAAAATGTAAAAATTATTTTTTTTCAAATATTTTCATGAGTGATTTCACTTGACTATGAGCTATTTCGTCTTTTTCATTCGTTTCATGTATAACAGGGTGTTTAATAGGTGACAAATGTAGTGGGGGGTTTGGGTTTTCAACAGGTGTATTTTTATTAGAAATGGGAATTGGTTCTAATTGAATATCGTTTTTCTGTTTTCTTTTTTCCCTCAATTGTTTCCGTATTTCGATTAATTTCTTTTTCGAATCATCTAAATTCATTTTATTGTAATTACAAATAGTTCCCAATAAAAAATAAACGAAACATGGGGATTATAGTTTACAAATATGAACAATACGGGAATTAGAAGGTGCTAAATAAAGGGGTATCCATTTTCTAAATTTTATATGAAAACGGCACATTATGAGGTGGTGTTTTTCCGTGTTTACGGGTTCTTCATTGATTGACGATTCGTCATCACTTTCTTCAATCCAATCTAAATTTTGGTTTTCTCTAACATGGCGGAATATAGTGTTCATTTTTTTACTCGTTTCAAAGTCTTGAATCATACAAAAGTCATAAAATATCAATTGGCGATTAGGTCCAAAAGTAAAGAGTCTGTAAATGTCGTCAGCAGGGTCTGATTGAACGGAAAACACAGTGTCTTGTTTATACTGTTCTTTTCGCAAATTTTTAAAGACTGGTTTAAACACCGGTTGAGGCTGTCCTGTTTCATTATGTGTTGACAAAACAGTGATTTCATTTTGTAACAGGGTTGGTTTATTAGGCTGGGACAAATGTTGATATTTTGGAATGGGACAATTTATAAAGGGTCGTATTTTTGTCAAATGTCTAATTTGAATATGATGTGTTGGATAACAAGTCTCTTTATAAGACCCATTAATAATAGGCAAACAGAACCCGTATTGAGAATGTTTTTGTAAAAAGGATGGAAACAGTGCCCATTTGTGTATTTCAGGTAGACAATGGACAAAGTTCCCTTTGAAATAAAAGACGTCTTCTAAAACAAAGGGACCGGACTGAATTTGTGTTCCGTATAAAATAGTTGAATAAAACACAGAGTCTTCCAAAGAAGAAGGCGGTGTTGCTTCTTGGAAGAAGACGCGTTGAATATCGCGTTTTTTATTTAATTCCATCCAATACAGACCGTGTTTTTTCCCTCTAAAAGAGAACCATACAATCCATTTATGTCCATTAGGTATATGAAATGACCATTCATCATCGGATGTTTGAGCTAAAGTGGTTGTGTTATGTTTAAAAATCTCATAAGACAACTCAAACGCTGGCATCCTCGATAACAGAGTCTTTATTTCTACTTGGTTAAGTTCAATACTATTTTCCATTATATTGATTTTCATAGATAAATATTTTAAAGTTTTATTTTATGGCAATCAATTTTACACAGATTGGTCAATCGGAACATAAATGTCGTTATTTTGGGAATGACTCGAGAGTTTCAACCTGTGTAATTTAGAAAAGTGTGTTACAGATAGATAGTCCGAAAACGAGTATTGGTTTATATTTTCAAAATCTACAAAGGCATTTCCTTTCTTCTTTGTATCGATTAAATAAATGAGTTGGTCATTCTTCCGATTATTACGTAAATTGTAAATGACCCCCTTACCGTGTGTTTGATACTCATGATATTGTTTAGTGGGTATAAAAATCTCTGAATTAACAACGTCTGTTATATAGGCAAATGGTGAATAAGTAGCATTTTTGTCTATAATACAAACGATAAAGGCGAAATTTCTATTTTCATAGCCCTGTAAAATGGAGTTCAAGTCGGGTTTAATGTGAAAGACATTTGGATTAACAAGATTGAAATCCCCTGTAGAATCGACTAATGAATATTGATAGTTTCCACAACGTAAAACAGGGAGATATCCACTATTTACTGATTTTGACATCAAACCCAAACACTGTGTTCCGAAAAAAAAACAGTCGTCAATATCATTGAAAAAATCAGAATCGATGGAAGTGGTCTCAATAACCTGTATCTTTCGTCTACCTTTTGGGTAGGGTAAAATCATTGCAACAGGGTTTGATGGATTTGACAATTCAACATGGTTTGAGTAGACTGTCAATTGTGCATTATTGCCTATATTTGCCGTAAGAATTCTCGTGTTGTGAACTTTTTCAATGTTTCCGCAAATTAAAACCATTGTTGTGTAAATCAAGAAGCTGAATGTATTTATGTTTTTCGATGTAGTATAAAGATATACAGTGAATTTATCGTAGACACACCCTGTTGAAATGTATTTATTTGGAATAATCGACGATAAAAATGTATTAAATCCAACAGTGAATTCATTGAGGGGTCCAACAGGGGCTCCGTCTAATCATAAAACAACACAGGATTTTTCAGATATTTACATTTTAGTTGGATTTCTATTATTGATTTACATGGTGTTTCTCTTCTGTTTTTTGAGAAAAAATAATCGATGAAAACGACAATTGGATATTACCAATTTTTATTTACTTTTACAGGTGTTGATTTTTTATTTGTAACAGAGAACTCTTCTTCCGGATTATTCGGCATATTTTTAGATAATTCCCAAAACTCTTTTGAACCAATTCGGAAATCTGGTCGTGTCTGAGCTTTATACCAAAAAATTTGGTCCTGTAGTTTATTGGATTTAGAGTTGTTGTGTATTACCAGACATTCGTAATTTTCTGTTGTTTGGTCCATAATGCTACAGAATAGTTCAAAAGTCGGAAACATTGAGGCATAATTTTCGAAAATACGGCGTCTATTGGACTGGACATTTTCACGTAAAATAAAGACGTAATCGACATTGGTTCTCAATGCTGGTGGTATTCCAAGCGGATACTGCATTGTTATTATTAACATAATTTTCCAATGACGGCCATTCATAAACAGTAACCTCATCAGTTTGTCTCGACACCATTTATCATCATATAAACAGTCGTCTAAAAGGACAAACGTGCGTGGGTCTATTGAAGTTTTTTTATACAGTTCCATATCTTTTTTAACTTGGACGAGTGCTGTTTTTTGTCGACGAAGAACATTTTCAATCAACACGCTGTTGTATTCATCGTGAATAAATATTCGTGGGACAATATCAGCGAAAAAAGGGTTTGCGATTTCAGTTCCGGACATAACAGTTCCTATAGGTATGTCTTGATGGTGATACAAAAGGTCTTTTATTAAGAAAGACTTACCTGTATCACGTCGACCAATAAATACAATAACAGGGCCCTTGTTTTCTTTAGGGTCGAAAGTAATGGTTTTCATATCAAACTTACTAATATTGAAATTCATTTTTGAATAAAAGTTTTTTAACTTAATTAAAGATAAAAAAACGCCCATCTTTTATGCAAAATGTATTTTGTGAGTGAGTAGTGTAGAAAGCCCAAACATAAAATACAAAAGTATATCATAAAGTATATCACAAGAGTTTGAATGTCCTGTCTATTATACGCTAAAGATGCTGAAACCCAAGAGCAAATCGATATTAATGAATTGTACGAAAAAGACAACAAAAGAAATCAACGCCTGTTGGCCTGTTTTAACAAAATCCTGAATCGTGTTCATAAACGTATTCAAAACGTTTCGAGAACAAAATATTCGGATAAATACATTTTCTTTAGTGTTCCAGAATTCATGTTAGGAGAGCCCTGTTATGACAAGGGGCATTGTATAGCCTATTTATTTTCTCAATTACAAAAGAACAAGTTCAATGTAAAATACATTCATCCAAATATACTGTTTGTATCATGGCAAAATTTCGTCCCTTTATATATTCGAGAAGAGGTTAAAAGGAAAACAGGGGTAATTTTGGATGATTTAGGAAATATTTTAAACGACCCGAATACTAATATATTGCCACAAGAAGAACCGGTTGTTGATAAAAAAGCAGAAAGAAACAACAGGTATAAATCTACAGATAATTATAGACCAACAGGGAAATTCGTTTATAATTCCGATTTATTTGATAAAATAGAACGAAAAGTCAGTTTTTCAGAATGCACAGAATAAATTTGTTATTTTACGCACATGAGTGTAAAATAACAAAAGTAAAGGGAATATAGTATATTCATGTAAAAAGCCAGACATGTCTGTTATTGAAAAGAAAAAACACTTGGTTATTTCAGGAGGCGGTTCTTTTGGTTTTTCTGTTTATGCTGCAATAAGGGAAAGTAATAAAGCTGGTTATTGGAATTTAGAAGATTTGGAAACTATTTACGCAACTTCAGCTGGTGCGATAATAGCCGTCATTTTATCTTTAAAATATGACTGGGACATTATAGACGATTTTTTATTGAAGCGACCCTGGGGAGCCGTCTTTCAAATTAACATCAATCATGTATTGTCTGCATTTAGTAACAGGGGTTTATTCAACAAAACCCATCTCGAAGATACTTTTGCCCCGCTTTTTGGTGGTAAAGATATTTCTTTAAATATAACACTCCGAGAATTTTACGAGATAACTCGCATAGAACTTCATTTTTTCGCATGTGAAATTAATGGAGAGAATTCGACAGATGTGGATTTTTCATATATAACTCATCCGGAATGGTTATTATTGGATGCGGTTTACTGCTCCTGTTGTATTCCAGGTGTTTTTCAACCATTAATAAAAGATAACAACTGTTTTGTAGACGGAGGTACTTTCATGAATTACCCAATCCAACCCTGTTTAGAACGAGTTGGTAAGGAGAACAAAGATACAATATTGGGATTTAAACGTCAAGTAAATCAAGATGGAGTATCAAGAACAGTTACTTCAGAAACAACCCTGTTGGATACGGTAATAATATTCATCAACAGGATGATTGACCGTGCTTTAGCAAAAGAAGAAATAAAACAGGGTGTGGATGAAATCCCTGTTGAAACTGTCCCTTTTTCAATTACGAATTTATTCTCATCATTTAATTCTGAAAAAGAGCGTTACAGGTTATTTGAATTAGGGGTTCAATCTTGGCTGAATTATCATTCTAATTCCAAAATGGAGTTAGATTAAGGCAACAGGTCCTTTAATACCGTCTGTTGTTCATGAGTCAAACTTTCTGGAAATTGGATAGAGAACTCAATCAACAAATCACCTGTTTTCTCTCCTCGTTTTAATCCATGTCCGTGACATGTTTGTCGAAATCCTGGGCGAATTATTTTGGTTCCTGTGTTTCTTATGGTTAAGGCTGAACCAGTAATTAGTGAAACTTCAAATGTAAATCCACATAGGGATTCTTTAAGTGTAATCGTTTTATGTAACAGGAGGTTTAAATCTTGGCGTTCAAACTGGGTGTTATTGGTTATTTGAACAATTATGCGGACATCTCCAGTGGCCCCGTTTACGTCATTCCCTTGATTTTCCAGGACAATTACATTCTCGTGGTCAATACCTTCGTGGATTTGAACTGAAGTATTGACTATTGTATCCTGTCGATTATTACCACGAACTATAAAACGACTGTATTGAATAGGTGATACACATCCATAATATGCTTGTTCTAATGTTATATTCACAAAACACTGTATGGTTGGTGGTTTTATAAACTGTGACAAAAAGGGATTTCCAGTAGACATCATTTCCCCAAATATGTCTACTGGAAAACCTGGGGGAATACCGCCACCACCACCATTATGAAAAATGCGAATACCGCGCCCTCCCATTCCTCCTTGAAAAAAATGAGAGAATACTTGGTCAATGTCTTCTGAAACAGGTGAATCTTCATAGTCATACTCCCTTTTTTTAACAGGGTCGGATAAAACTTCATAGGCTTCATTAATCGATTTAAATTTTTCCACATCGCCGTCTGGTCGATCTGGATGATATTTTAGGGAAAGAGAACGATAAGCCTTTTTAATTTCTGTATCATTCGCATTTTTATTTAAACCAAGTGTTTCGTAATAAGACATTTTATACAAACCTGCACAAATGTCTTTACGTCGTTTTTATCGGTGTATTAGTCGGTTTATTCTGTTTATCAAAATTGATTATATATGCAAACACAATAACAACTTAAAACAATTTCAAAGTTAAATCTAAAAAGACAAAAGGTGCAATGAATTCTTTAGATTATTCTTTTGGAGAAAAAGAGTTCGAATTTGAACCATCTCACCCAATTTATATCAAGAATAAACCATTTAAAAAACCAGTGGTAAAAAAACAAGAGGCTACAAAGAAACCAACAAAAAAGAAAATAATTAACCGCCTGTTTTCTTTACCATTTGGTTTGATTCAGAAAATATATGAATACGACGATACATACATGAAAATTTTCGAAGAAACCGTTTTATGTAAAACGAGAATACTAAAATATATAAACCACTATAATTTTTATAAAACGATTCTATACAACAGGAGGTTTAAATATTGTAATCGTAAAAAATATTGTGAATTAATAGTATGCAGTCAGTATTCGTCTTGGTTTACAAACGAAAGAAATGAATATCCTTTTCCTTATGACTTGATTCATTTAAATAGTCGTCATATCAATGGTTTAAATATTCAAAAGAGTGTCTATAAATACAGAGGGGAACGATATTATTTTATTCGTTGTGAAATGGAAATAAACGAATTCGTAAAGAGTTTGTATAGATTCTTGTTACATCATACCGAGGACTCAAATATTGAAATACTCCTGTATTTATTTTGGGAAGATGAATATGAAAGAGCTTCTTTCATACCGACAGAGTTTAATCTAAATAGTAAACTCGGGAAATCAAAATACAGGAAAATCATGATAAATGGAGATGCAATTAATAATGCGTGTAATTTAATTTTATTCTCGGATAAAAATGAAGAAGGCAAAGACGTGATTTATATTCAAGTAGAAATGGATTATATGGCTATTGTATCCGAAATTATGCATAGAACGGGTAATATAACAGATGATAAGATTAAGGAAAAAATGAATAATATTTACAATATGCGAGTATATGATGTAATACAGGTTGTTAAGAAGTTAAGAGACAACAAAAACTATTTTAGTAGTGTGGTATGAATAACCCTGTTGAATATTTACAGGGTTATTTATCGCGGTGTAAAAGCTTATATCGATGCAGAATTATTCTACTTTATGGGTTCCAGCTAAACACCTGTTATCAATATTTAGTGTGTTGCATTTTTTTTCTTGAGGCACGATATTAATGACACATTTAGACTTTACACCGTAAATTGGTTCAATACATCCGATTTCTTTGTTCTTTTTGGTTTTTTGAACAATTTTAGGTTCATTTATTTTATCCGAAACACATCTTGCTCGAAAATTTTCATAACGTTCCCGGACGTCGTTGTATGTTAATCCAGATTTTTTTTTCAACATTGTATTGATTATCTCATGAAAACGATAAACCCATTTTGAAAAGGTATCTCTTGATTTCATATCAGACATTTTCAAAGGGAATTTTTTTAGGTTCATATCTAGATTTTTACGACATTTTCCACAGGGTAGCACGTTTTTTAAAGATAATATAAAATCTCGATAATGTGTTTTTTCTTCACATGAAGGATTAACAGGGTAGTTAAAACTCATAGTATGAAGGAAATGCCATATAGCAGGTCCCCAAATGGTTGTAAGCATTCCATTGTTGCTATGATATTGGCTTTTTAATGTGTAATTTTTTTTAGGTTTATGTTTTGAATGACGTTCTGTTTTAGCCATAATTAAACAGTGGGTTTAATATAACGCGATATTTTTACATAATTTGTTTCGCGTCGTTAAACAAATAAAAAATATAACTGGAAAATATAAAGAATGGCCAACACGAATTTTTATCAAGTATTTTCACAATTTATTCGCCCTTACCAAAGATACATGTTGGTTTTTTTGTTGGGTGTTATATTTATTGTTGTTGGTTATTATGGATATATGACTTTTTATGGAAAAACAAGGGGTCCTTTAAAACCATATAGTGATGTAGCAAACGTAAATACACGTGAAAAACCGATACAGGTATATTTTTTCTATGTAGATTGGTGTCCTCATTGCAAAACTGCTAAACCTGATTGGCAGGCATTTAAAGATGATTATGACGGTAAATCGGTGAATAACCAACAGGTTGAATGTATTGAAATAAATTGTACCGACGAAGATGACCCGGATGTTCGAAACAAATTAAGTGATTTTAAAATCAAGGGTTTTCCACATGTAGTATTGGTATTGGCTGATGGAACGCGTGTAGTTTTCGATGCCAAGATTACAAAGGCTTCCTTGGAACAATTTATACAACAAGCCACTGTATAAATACACACGGTATTTATGCAATGGTAAAGGTTGACTCAAATTTCTTTTTGGTCGATATAATTCGCGAGGATTACGAAAAAATCCAAAATCTTTTTCCTGAAGAAAAGCCATAAAGTAATAGTAAAATTTTAGTTTTACACCTTTTACATTTACACCGATGAAGATTAAAAATAGTACAAACAGCCTTTGGCTGTGGTACTATTCATTTATCGATAACAGTAATCCCATTGAATGAATTAAAGGGCACCGATTAAATATTCAAGGGTGTAAAATAAGCGATGTTGATTATTATTTAGTAGAAGACAAATCACAAGAAAAAGTTTGTAAAATATTCAAATGTTCTCCAAGAAGTTTAATGAGATGGGTTGAAAAATAGAAATATTTTGAAACACCTTTGGGAAATATTTCAAGAATGTAAAAGGGTTTCAGTAACGAGAATGTAAAAACAATAAACCGTAATTTATTGTTTTTAGACTATAATTTGAAATATACTATATTGTGGTAAAACACCGTACATAATTTTAAGGTTAGTAGGTTCTTAATTACTGTATGCTATTCCAGCCATACCACTCATCACTCTTAAGATGTTGTAATTGACTGCATAAACACGTACCTTTGCTGTTTGAACTCCCGCAACAGTGCTTGCTGAAAGAACAAGTTGAAGAGTAGCATTATCAATTCTTGAAAAGTTGCATGTTCCAGATGGTTGCCATTCTTCAGGACGAAGAGAGAAGGAGTATACGTTGATGCCGGTATCTGGTGCACGGGTGTGGTGTTGGAAAGGTTGAAGAACATCAAAGTAAGAACCTTCACGTTCAGTGAAACGGTCTTGTCCATTGATTTGTAACTTGGCAGTAACAACAGGATTTTCACCCCAGCAGTGCATATCAAGAGCAGTTTCGGATAACACAAATGTACCAGCATCAGATACATATGAACCAGAAGGATTAGGCCATGGAGATTGAACTTGGAAGGGAGCGTATGAGCTTGCACCGTTCCAATCGCCAGTAGATGATACAGCAACATCACCAGAACCAGGCATTTGGAAAAGACCAGATGCATTGATAAAGCCTGAAACACCATTGGTTTCGGTTGGGCCACCGAACGCATGGATTGCGTTTGGAAGAGCGTCAATAGCATCAGTATAGTTAAATGGTTGAGCTCCTAGAGTATTGAAAAGAACACTTCCTGTTGTCAAAGAAGAGCAGTAATCAACATTGGCATCTGGTTGAACAACCCAGATGAGTTCTTTAACAGGGTGGTTAAAGTTCAATTTAATCTTGTTGGAAGATGAACCAACAGATTCATCGCCAGTAAATTGGAGTTGTTCAATTAAATACTCGTGTGGGTTTTGTGCCATTTTGCGTCGTTCATCAGTATCCAAAAAGATGTAGTCAATATAAAGAGATGCGGCAACAAGTGATTGATTGTATGCAGTAGTAACAGATACAGTTGTTCCTGTTGTGATAGATGAATCAAGGGACTTTACAGCCCATAGACACTCACCAATTGGTCGGAAATCAATATTAATCTTTACCTCGTGATATTGAAGAGCAATCAAAGGAAGGGCAAGACCAGGGTTCTTGTTAAAGAAGAATAACAATGGAACGTAAAGGGTAGTTTCTGGAAGAGCGTTTCTAGGAGCGCAAACTTGAGCAGGACCACTTGCAGAAGCACAAGGGCCAGAGATTGCCGCGAAATTGGGGTCTGTAATGTAAGTTAAAGCGGTGGTGTTTCCAATTAATTTCCAGTATCCACGTAATTGTTCTGAAGACATGGTCAATTGATTCCAGATATGAAGCCAATCACCATATTGACGGTCAATGCGTTGACCACCGATTTCAACCTCTACTTGAGCTAAAATTTGCTCACCGATAAAGTCTAACCAACGAGCATAAACACCATCAATATTAGTTCCAGTAAGTGGTTTCATAGTTTGATTAATTTCAGGTAAAGTAATCTGTAAATAGGTTTTGTAAGCTAAATCGCCGTTTCTTGAAATGTTACATGTTACACGACGACCAAAATCAGCCTGGCCGTTAAATGTCTGTTCAATACTTTCCATTGCAAAATTGGTGTATCGACGATAAGAAACCTTCCAATAAGTAATCTCAGGACTGCCTGTTAAAAAAACATCCTGACTTCCATAAGCGACAAGTTGCATTAAAGCTCCACCCATTTTTTAATATTATACATTCCCTAAAGAAAAAAAATCTGAATATAAACCTTTTTTCCTAAATTTTTATTAGTTTATTTATTTCATCAATTAAAATGTGAAATTCCTTCTTTTTTTCAAAGACCGTTTTTTCATTATCGTTGAGAACAATAAACATTTTTTGATTCGTTTGATAAATAGAAATATAATAGCCCATAAAACACATTGTAGCCATTTCGCATTCAGAGATATAAAATGAATTATCCTCTAAAAATCGTTTTAAAGAACAATATTTCGAAAAATAATACTGATTAATATCACACGGATACACATTACAGAAACTACAGAGGGCATTCGATTTATCAGCTTGGCATGTCCAAGCACCGTAGATAAATATATAACCATAATAATAATCATATAATGGGTCGTCTATAATCCCATGTAGAAAGTCATAAATGGTTATATCAGAATACATACAAATATACTCTGTAATATCAAACAGTGTGTATTCGTATGTATAAAACGTTATTCCTAAAGGTTTTTCAATCATATAATATTTTATATTTTCAATTTCGTCATTCGAAATGACTCTTCCTAAATTATTATAATATAAATTATTTATAATTGTTAAAATTGTACCGTGATTATTCTGTTTGAATCTCTTTTCCATAATGTCTTGATAAAACGAATGTCTATGATGATACAACAATGAATCTTCGGTATTTTTCAACACGTACTGTTGAAATATTGTTTTATAAGTGTCGTCATACTCAAAGATTTTTCTCATAACGTCGATTGGAAAAGAGAGAAAGCGTTTTAAAAGTCTATTCATTTGTAAATAATTGAATTACTGTAGTAATAAAGTAACAACATTTCAATCAATTTTGCATTGAAAATAGTACATGAAAGGTAACGTAAAAACGAACTATACGTAAATTCCGACATTAGTACTAATAGTCCCCTGTTGGTTCATTGAATTGACAATGTATCCCATTGGAATAAAGGCTGTTTTAAAATTCCGAAACATGGTTTCATAATAATAAAGCCCTGTATCTTCGACGTAAAACAGCATTGGTATAGTTTGACAACCGAGTTTGGAAACATAGGAAATAATCGAAATGGGGTCCGGATTACCTGATGGTAATTCTGTATTGACGGCTGGTTGAACCAAATTTAATTCAACAGGTGTTTGGTTTGCATACAAGATTGTCTTGTTGTTTGTTGTATCGTCAATTATAGGCGACATTATACCACCCTTTGTGGTATCGTTTAGATTATTTGGCGGACTATAATCGATTTTACGCCATTCTGACCCACCTGAATAAATATTTATATAATCTTTAATATTCAAACACCCAGCCCCAACTGTTCCTCCAGAACAAGTGGATGGAACATAAGACGGTTCGATATTGATTGAACGGTCAAGAACAATGACGAATTTGCCCATAATTTCCGATAAATGGGTGTCTTTAGAAACAGTTATAGCCTTACCAGCCGTCTTATCCATATACAATTTCGGTAAAAGCGATTTTTTAATTGCATTGGCGATTGTTGTATAGACATCAGGGTCATTGCTTTTAACACGAAGTTGAATAATCATTGGGTCTTGTGGATTAGGCGGTAATACACCAAAGGAATTCGCGGCCAAAACGGAAAACACCTGTTGAATAGTAATACGGTCATCCATTGTTTTTCCATATCCTCGAACTAAATGAAAAGTAGGGTCAATTGAATACCCCAAAAAAACGTCGCCAGTTTGAGACGTAAAAACTTCAAAATCGACAAAACGACATCCCCGTTTAATAACGGATTTTAATTGGTCTAAACTCATTTGTGTTCCATCATATGCAGATAAATAAGAAGCTTTAATTGCGCATTGTGAAAGAGGTAAATCTTGTCTGTCGATGGAAACACTTGAAATGCCGGGAAGAGTAGCATCGTCGAAACCTTCTTTAAAAGATTCAGAACATCCACAATCAAAAATACTGTTGTTGATTGATTGATGTTGAAGCGAAAAAGTCAAAAATAACCAAAAATAAAACAACAGTAGTCCAAAAACGAATAGTGATTTTCCAACAGGGTGGTTTATCCACTTGTTCATTATATTATTCGACAGATTATTTTCACTTTATTTTTATGCGGTTTA